TTATTTACTCTTAATAAGCTTGCCTTTCTTTAGAAGATTCAGCAGCCTTGTATTCTGCATTGCACTGCCAGTATAATTTTTAATCCCGTTTAAGGTTGCAATCTTTTTGCGGTTACTCTTCGAAGGATTGATACTTAACGATTTCAATGCATCTACAATCGAACTAGATTTTCCCTTATATCGTGGATAGTATACAATCTTTTTCTTAACAGGTTTCTTTGTATTTTCTTCAACTTTTTTCTTCACTGGCTCTTTATAAAGTACATTTAAGTCAAAGTTTCCGCTGTTACCGTTTGAAATCGTCTTTGGGAAACGTCCTTTAGATGTGTACTGCCATGCAATGTTGGCTGCGGCAGGTTTTTTCTCCTGGTCCGGATTTGTTGCAATCTGCATACGAGCATCCCCACGATAATAACGGGCAATCCACCAATTATTACACTTTACGAGTTTTCTATCAATATGTTCGTTGTAGTAGCTCATACCAGTATAAACACCAAACAAATAACCTCTCTCCTCTACAACCTGTTGTGCGGCGTTAACGATTTCGGCAATCTTTGTTTTACTTAGGCTTGCCTGCGCTTTATCTTCCAGGTCAAACCACACGCCATAGACAAAATGTGTTTTGTCAATCTTATCAAGAATATCGCAGACAAGTTTCATGTCACTTTTAGCTTTTGTGGCTGTAGTTGCGTAGGAATAATTATATACTCCCCACGCAAGCTCATTTTCATTGCAGGCCTGATAATTTCTGTTGAAACCGTTATCAATCTTTAAATCTTTGCGAATAATCTTTAAGATAGCTCCCTGACATCCGTATGCCTTTGCCTTCTCCCAGCTTACGACTCCATTATAACTCGATACATCAATTAATTTCTTCATGTTTACTCCTCCTCTTTTGACAATTCATCTGTCATATCATCTAAAAATTTCTGTATGTACTCTTTCATTCGCTCCGGAACAGGTAAACCGCACAGGGTCATATTCTTTAAAATGCTAACAGCTTCATACAATACAAATAAAAGGCAGAAAAATTCACATACTCCCATCTTCTGAATGCCCAACAACTGAATATATTTATCCGGAACCATAAACAGAACATTGATATGCATAATAATATCTGTCAACATTAATAGACCTACAGAGAGCAACATGGCTACCTTTCTGATTGCTCCGTCAATTCCCACACAAGAATTAAATTTGTGTTCCTTGATTGCACGCAGTACTCCCAGTATTGTATCCAGGGCTACCGCAATCAATAAAATCTCAAAAAATGAATTTCCTGCTAACAATTTAAAAACTTCATGTAACATAATCTTTTCCTCCTATTTCACGATAACTATTCCTCTGTACTTCTTGTTCGTACATTTTTTCTTGTTTTCTTTTTCGACTGTCGTTACGTTTTTGCGCCCATCAGAGAATCTCCATACCTTATCTGTCCTATTGTCTTTAAGCAAAACAACTGTGTGAATCGGATTGCCCTCTTCGAATAAAATCATATGCCCTTTCTTAAGATGTGCTTCAAGTCTATCATTACTCATAATTCTATGATAGACAGCCGGCTTTCCCGAGCAGATCATGTTGATTCCCCTCGCAATTTCCGTCAGCGGATACTTTGCACCACATTTCAGTTTTCTTCGAGCGTACCGCAATGTCTGCTGCATATTTTTCTTAACGCCCTTATAGCGTAAAGCCATATAAAAAGCGACAAGGCTACAACCATGTCGCTTGATAAAATCCGTTTTAAAATTATGCTGTGAAGGGACCGGGATAATCCGGCCGTTGTCTAAGATAACCCTCCACGGAAATCGCTTTTTTTTATCCTTATTTGCTACTATTTTCATTCAGATTACCTTTACAGATTGCTACTTTACTCCACCGGCCGTGGTATTTTCCGAACACCGGGCGAATACGGATGTAATAATTCTGATGAATATGTGCGCACGGTTCGTCATTTAAACTGCACGTGTATTCCCTCGTTGCACTACCCCAGTTTGGACCACCTTTCTGATTATGCACATCTTTTTTAAATTTTTTATCCGGTGAAATCTGGTGCTCGTACCCTGTCGCATTTTCCAAATGCGTCCATTTATACATAAATTTTCGTTCATTTTTTCCAATTGTGTTGTAGCTGATAGAAATTTTTATCGGCTTATGTGTCACAGCCCGTACAAAATTTTTATAGTTTTCTGTACGATTGTAATTCACCGTTCTAGCAGACGTATAAACCGGAAATAACAGACAGCACATCATCATTACACATAAAATCATTCTCTTTTTCATAACTCTTCTCCTTTATTTTTCTGAATTATCAGTTACCAATTCCTCAAAACCACTGTCAATCAAAATTTCTTTCACTTTTTCTTTTAACAGTCTCGGTACATCCTTGTACTCTTTTTTCCCTAGCATAATCTGCTGCGCCCATAACATCGCCATCATTTCTTTACCTCTACTTTCTTTAATGTAAAAATATGTTAACAGTTTTAACATTACTGATAGACCAACTCGCTCATTTCGAGCAGGCATTCCTTCAGCATGTTGTTTTCTTCTTTTATCTCTGCAATCATTTCCAGTGCTGTTTTCTCTTTTTCCGGTTCATAGTCTAAATATTTCGCCGAATCAGCAGCAACCATCTCCTGCGTAATCACAGATGAATCAATATTAAATTCGTTCATGTCATAGCGAAACTGAACAAATTCATTTTCCTCGCATTTCTGCGTGACTTCTTCAACGGAATTTAAATCATAGATAAATACATCCGCCGTGCCATCTGGAAGCGAAAAATAATCATAGCTTTTTGTCAAACGGCTGGTAAAATAGCCTTTGCTTCGCATCTAATCACCTCTTTTGCTCTGTTTAATGTTCTTTTTATGTTATATTTCCTCGAAATCATCACTGAATCAGAATTTTTAACCATGCCGTTACGGGAGATTATCTTACTTGCTACATTTCTGCACATTGTTCTTGCTTTATTTTTATATCTTACAAGTAGTCTCCTGATTCTTTTCCAGTTTCTTTTTCTAATTGTTGTATGTGTTCTTGTGATTTTATAGCCCATCATGTCGATTGTCTCTGAACCTCTGTGATAATTATTCTCGCTCTTGAATCTTATTCCCAGTTTTCCTTTTAGGAAATCGTGCAGTATCTTACGAGCCTTCTTTAGATTTTTAAGATTCCAGGAAAACAAAATAATATCATCCATATAGAATAATTTCTTAGAGATCATATTAATTCGCTTTCTCCTTCGGAGTGTGTAACAATGATTATCAATATAGTGCCAGGCATATGACAGATAGTAATTTGCTAAATACTGACAGAGATATGAGCCGATGCACAGCCCTTCTTCGTATGTATCTAAGAGGCGATAGATAACTTTCAAAATTACTTCATTCTTAATATCCCTTGCAAGTAATTTCTTTAACCTGTCACGCGGGATACTCGGATAATAATGATAGATATCCTCTTTGCAGTAATACTTTGTTGCTGACTCTTCCTTTCTTATCCATCGCTCTATTGCTTTCTTGCCGAAGATTTGACCTCTTCCTTTAATACTTGCACACTGATACGGTCCGATTTTTGCATTTAACATCGGTTTAATCGCATTAATCACGATGTAATCATAAACCTGTTGTTTAATGCTTGCGATGCCGATTCTTCTCTCTTTCCCACTCGCTTTATCAGTTCGATTCTGATAATGAATTTTTCTAAGAGGTATACAATTATTATTGATCTCCTCTAATAAGTCCTTAGAGATTACAGGAAAGAGGGTCTTTTTAACATTCTTTCTCGCTTTAGTATCGCTATATACATAGTGACGGATTGATTTTGCCGCATCGTGTAGGCTTTTATCCGTCATTTTATGACGAATAGCATATCCCGCAAGGAAATAAGCTACATCCTTACGCCTCCATCTTCTTTTTAAACAATCACTTAAACATTTTCTTATGTATTCTTCCGTGAATACAAAATTTTTGCAAAACCGTTTCATTTACATCCTTTCGTTGTATAGCATAGACTTTCATTTCTATTACTAGCCTACCGGTTTCATATACAATTTTTAGACTACAACTTTAGTTGAGCCTAAGGAGCTTTCGCTGTCCTGCCAAGGTACGAAATACGTGTCAAAAGTTATTTTAGATGTATAATTTTTTCGAATTGCGACCGCCGATATTCCACCTGTAGTTCCCAAGCCTGTTGTTCAGATTCAGGTAGAACAGCCCGCAGGTATCCCTGTTCCTGAGATTGCCAAACGACTGGAGCGGTGCTGACACGCAAACCCTAGTTAATGATGGGAGGAATCCCCTCTTCCTTGCGGAATTCACCCCTCTTGTAAAACCGCGTTGACAGAAAGGCGACCGCCGAAATTCCACCAGCAGCCCCCAAGCCAGAGGCTCAGATACAGGCAGAACAGCCCGCAGGTAACCCAGTACCAGAGATCGCCAAACGACAGGAGCTCTCTCGTGTCTCCGACACTACCACTCAGATTTACCGCATCGCCGCATCCTTTCGAACTACCGCTACCACTTTCTCCACAGCTTGCTGCACATAGATATCCATTCTTAAAATTTAAATGCGTAATATAGTTCCATGTGTTTTTGCTTGTTATGCTAATCTCCGATAACTTAATATAGCCTGCTTGATTCTGTTTAGGAGCCGTTACCGCCTTTGTTGCATCTGCTAATCCATAAATCTCGCATGTGTTATCGCCAGTAATGATGCTAAATCCAGACATAATCTCATAGATACCCAGCTGCATCTCGATGCCTTGAAAAACGATAGGATATCGTCTGTTCGTGAGACCTGCGACCGTAGGACAAGGGCTTCCTGTCCGACCTTTCACATCCTTGTTAAATCCGGTTCTCCAGTGCATCGAGGACATAATGCATCTTAATTGCGTATCTCCAGATTCCTGATGTATCGTCGAAAACGCATCACAATCAAGATAAACTGCCTTGTTATTATCATCTAATGTTTCAATTTTTAAGACTTTAACATCAAATGCAAGCTCGTGAATTCGCTTATCATATCTATCTGCAGAACGACTTGAACCGCTCATATATTCATGTCCAACGGATACATAACTACCGACTTCGATATTAGATGCCTGCGAATTTGTGACAGGAAAATAAGTATGCAGCTCATCGCTTTCAATCGAGGCAATAAACTGAAAATTATTACCTGTACATCCTGTCATTGTTTTATCGCTATTGATATCTCCGAACATTAAGAGCCATGTGGTCTGGATATATCCGTTATCTAAAAACGAGGCTAGCGAATAGTATTTTCCGCGTTTTTTCATGTGCGTAATGCTGTCATTCATCGAAATAGCTTCTGTTGCGGAATCACTCGTTCGAAATGCGCATCTTTTATTCGGCTGGGAATGTAATAAACCGTCTTCTCCCTTGACGAGAGGATATTTTGCAATCAGGAAGAAAGGATTCTTTGTCCCGTCTAAGTTGTATGCTAATTTGTTTAATTCGTATCCCTCACGAGGGGTAAAGCACCGGGAATATCTCATGTATCCATTGCCGAGATTAGACCATTTCTCGTAGAAAGCAAGTCCGCACACAAATACGTCTGCGCTGCCTGTCTCTGAGAAATTATCATCCCCCTTTACTGCTGTGATTTTTTTGATTCCGTTATCATCCACAATAGCATTTACATCGATCGTCTTAAACCATGGAAGTTCCTCGTAGTCATTTTGACGATGTTCTGCGGCTGTGGAAGGTAACGCAATTAATCCGGCGTTATCATCCGATTTAATCCCTGCACTGCCCTGTGTTGTCTCCCAGAGCGGGATATCGATTGAATACACTTTATCCGTATAAGCAAGCAAATTAAACATTGTATTGATTCGGTTAATGTCGCTTAAGAACGGTTCCGCTACTTCCTGAATTGCTTTTTTCTGTTTATTACCCTCATCAGTAACTGCTTTTACTTTTGTATCCCCTGCGGTATTGACTGCGTTTTTCTGGCTTGTGCCGGCCGTGTTAATCTCGTCTGTTTTTTCTGTCGCAAGCTCTTTAATGTTTTTTACGGCAGTGTCTTTTTCTGTTTGTAAATCATTCAATGCTTGAGAACTTTTTGTGTCAAATTCGGTGTTTATTTGTGTCATGCTCGTGACTTTCTCTTCTCCGGCGGTTGTTACAGATTTTAACTGCTTTACTCCTTCCGACGTTACCGCCTGCGTTGCTTCGGATTTAGCTGTAGAAATATCAGAAATCGCCTGCGTTGCTGCGGTTCTTACACTTTCTGATGCTTTTTCCGCTGCATCTTTTGCCAAGGAGGCATTATTAGCAAAAGAGGATGCCGAATTTGCCGCAGAGGTTGCAGCACTTGCGGCTGATGCAGCTTCTTCTGCAGAACCCTTTGCCGCTTGAGCAGAATTTTGTGCACTAGATGCTGCAGATGCGGCACCACTAGCACTTGACTGTGCGATTGTTGCGGCTGACTTGGCATCCCTAGAACTACTCTCGCCCTGATTTTTTACTACATTTACCGCAGATGTTCTTGCTTCCGAAATCGCCTCTTCCGCCTCAGAGGTTTTCTCCGTGACGTGCATATCAAACCCCTGCACCTGTGCCGTTGCGTTCTGCTCAGCCTCTTGTGCGGCTGTCCTGGATGCCTCTGCGGACTGTGCGTAGCCTGCGGCGGAATCACGGCTTGCAGTAGCCTGCTCAGCCGCTTCCTGCGCGTCTAGCCTCATCTGTTGCACGTCTGCCTGTGCGTCTTCAATTTCCTGCCGAGACAGTTCTACTGCTGCTCGGCTGCTTTCTACCTGCTCTGCTTTCTCAACAACCTCGTCTCGAATCGCGATGTACTCCGGCGTCATGTCACCCGGCAAAGTTAACAACTGCCACATTTCTGTGTTTTTGCCCGGTTCTGGCGCAATTCCGGATATTTTCTGCGGAAAATCTACCTTACAGAAATACGAACCTCCCTGGTAGCTCACCATGTCGAGATACTCATATAAGGTTGATTTACTATATTCCCCACAAGGGTTTAGCGCGATATTGCCCAAATCCGTTGCGACGTAGTTATTTTCTGTACTTGGCATCTTATCTCTCCCTTCTAAATTACAATGCTAATTTATATTTCAATCGGCTGCGCTCGCGATCAAAACGAATCTTATCTACACTCGGGTCAGAATACATTATCAGTCGGCCTTTTTTAGTAACATTAAACGCTGCAAAATAAACATTGCCTGTCTCGCCTTTTAAGGAAGCTTCTTTCTCCTTAACATATTTATCAATGTCCCTCTTTCCTTCCTCGACTCGTCCATCTATGCCTTCCGCTGCATTTTTTGCCTCTGATGCATAGTATGCAGCATTATCTTTCTGCCGATCAGGATAGTCTGCGTGGCCATGCGCCCAAGACTCCGCCTCTTTCGCCGCTCCGGTTGTAGTTGCTTTAGTCTCATCAAAATAATTCATAATCTGTTCATACAATGAAGGAGGCGGTTCCGGGATGTCCCCCTGCCGGTATCCTGACTCGTACAATTTAATTGTTACTGCGTTTGCAGTTATCATATCGCTCGCAACAACTGACACAGTAAAGGATGTGCTCGTAAGCACCTCGGCAGGAATCAAGCATGTATTCGTCTCTCCGAGCAAAATTGAAATTTGCTCATTGCCTTCATTATGAAACAATGCGATTTTGCTTACACCCGCCCAGTCTTCTGTTTTAAATTCGAATTCTGCATATAGATAATTTCTACTGTTACGGACGGGTACGAAAGTATCTGTCCTGGTAATAATCTGATTATTTACAACAAAGTGTAATACCGGCTGCATTTTCATCCCCCCTTCTATAAAATTCTTGGGATTAACATTAGTTCTAGGTATGTTTTACTAGTGATATCCTTAGACTCTCTCCGTATTTCAAAATGTTGTTGTTCACCCGCATTAAGATTAAACCGTTGTATTTTCCCTTCTGAATATTTATATGCTACTGCGGTTCCGGGTCTATAATAATAATAGACTATCACCCCTTCCGGAATAATAATTGCTAACTTTCTTGAGGTCTTCACACTAAAAGTAGTGCTCTTTAAAACTGAAGAACTTAACGCAAAAGTCAAATCTATTATGTCAGTCAATCCTTTTATCTGCCCCCTTACTGCTGCTCCCGCAGTGTCATACGTTGTGCCATCTACACCGACTCTCACATCCACTAATTCGTTTGTATAATCTGGAATTTTTACTTTTCCGTCATAATCTAATATGTGTATAGTCGTATAAAGTGTTATCCACGTATCATCAAAATCGGCTTCTCCAGTGAAAGAAATCGTATCACCCTCATTTAAGCTAACAATAAAATTTGTAAATTCTTCGTCAGTCTCTCCCACTAAACTAATCATGTATTCGTTTTTTTGTACATCATTAATTTTTAACCTTGCATATTGTCTACCCGTGGACGCATTTACACCGGTAACTTGAACTTTACAATCAAATGAATACAACCCACTTTTTTTAATCTGAATCTTCGAATCACTGGAAATTGTTATGAAATTTCCTAAATTTTCAGATTTAGAACTAATGTTTTTAAAAACATTTAAAGTTGTCTCTGTAGTAGATGCCTGCGCATCATTTTTACATGACATTAAAAAATTATCTGCTGTATATTCTACAAAATTATCTGGCTTAACTTTAACCAAGTTATCAATTCTTTTACGCTCTGTATCTACATCTGATTTACGATCGGCTATTTCTCCATCGAGATTAGATGATATTTTATTTATTTCTCCCACTGTCGCCGCTACACTATCCGGATGCCCTGTCGCATCTTTATAGCATTGTTCTATCGCATCATGAATACTATCTCTTACTTCTTCTCCGTAAACGGCTTCTTTTATCTTTTTCAGATACTCATTTATAAGTCCCATCTTTTCTCCTTTCTACTCTATACGTTTCCACATATAACAAGTAATGTACGGCTGTATATTGTTGTGGGGGGCATTACTACCTGTTTTTCCAATATTATTTCCTGTTGATGCACCAGTATTAGAACTATGACAAGAAATAAATGTGTTCCCACTACTATTTATCGTTACATTTGTACGTTTCGCGTAATTGGCGTGTGTGTGTGACGGCATTTCATTAATTGATAATTCATGTGTTTTTTCGCCGCCGGTTTTCTCTATAGTTGAAAAGTCACTGTCAGATGTATCTACTCCCACAGGCACCCTTCCACTTCCCCAGGCTACCCAGGTGCCTCCGAAAAGTTTTTCCGGATTCGTGTCGTTTATGCTCATATAGATGCTGCCGATGGGATAGATTGTGTTGAATGTGATTTCTCCTGCTGCCTTTATTGCTTCTGCGGCATTTTTCTCGGCTGTTGTTGCCCTTGCTGCCGCTCCGCTTGCTACTGCCTCTACACTTTTAATTCCGCTATTATAAGTATTCTGGGTCTCTATCAAAGTTTTTATAGTTGAACCTAAGGTTACCTTACAATCACTAACATCTTTCAAATTTTTACTTACTTTGCTTACTTGCATATATGCGTTTATTCCGTGTGGTTTTGACCTGACTGGAATCTTATCTCCGACATTAATATTTTTTACATCATATCCTAAGTCTTTCAGGTCTATTGCTGTAAGTTCAATCGTTATAGATAAATTTACGAGTTCTTTAATATCTTCCTTAGCTCTTTCTAACAATCTCGATGGACTTTCAACATCCGAATAGGAAACTGTACCAAATATCTTTCCAAAAGCTTTAACCGCTTCCAAATCACAAATATAATCCACATTATTATTCACGCTTGAGATTGTTACTGGTCTTCCTATTGCACTATTTGTTGCTCCAAGCGGTATAATGCATGTTTTTATGTCATCTGCCTTTATATATTTGGTAATATCTAAGATATTCTTGCCAAACGTCACTGCCTGCCCCGTTTCATCGTCATATTCCTTCAGGTAATCAATATAATATTCCCCTTTTTCTTCTCTTGTTCGGATATATCCCCCGTAAACATTTAATAACTTATCATCAATTGCTGTTCTGGTATCTTTATAATCGCTTTCATCATACTTGGCTTTTTCACCCGCTACCGTCACGTTGCCAATTCTAAATTGTTTTTCAGGTTCTACTTGCTCATTGTGTTTCCCAATATACAATCGAAAAAGTTCACTCGGAGTATATTCTCCTTTATATGGCCGCTGAACAGAATCAAGAAGATATGCCATATTTCCTTCACAGGTTATTGTCTTCTCTCCTTCAAAATCAATTTCTTCATCTAATACTCGAGAACAGAAGATTTCTTTTTCGTTGCCCTGAGTGTCAAAATCAATTATCCGAATTATCGTTTTTAATTTTTTGAAAGAATCGTAAAATGGATTATCCGAATATACAGAAAAAGTAAAAGAACCATTTTTATTTAACTCTGTATCTAATTTAGGGTCGGCAATTTGTCTTGTCGAATCCCACGGATGATATAAATATTCATCTCCAATTTTTACTTTATACATTACAAACTGCCTCCACGATAATCTACAGATACCGTTCCATTCCCAGTAAATATCAGCGTATTATCTCCTTCCCCTAACAATAAGTCAGGGGATTTACTCTTGCCTTTTAGAAGATTGTAAATTATACCATTATAACTTACCGTCATTTCTTCGCTACAATCAAATACCGGGATAACCCTCATTGTTCTTCCTGGAATAATAACTTCCAAGTTTCCTTTCACTTGCAAATCTTTATAATTCCTAACAATTCCTGTTTCAAAATTAAAAGAATCCCACAACCAATTTTCTAAGGATGAATACAACTCTAATTTATACGGATCACGATTTACTGTTATCTCCACAGAGCTATATCTTCTATTCAATTTCTCTGTGTTCACAGAAACCCTACCTTCATAAAAAAAATCATCTTTCCCAAGAACTACCCTCATTCTTTTTCCATGCAGCGTATTCCTTAACTCACTTGCTCGCATAAGCCATAAATCGTAGTTGCCATCTTTAAAATCAAATGTGAGTTTCATTGTTGTATTTTTGTAGACAGGAAATCCTGTTAGTGCATCTGTCAAATCTAAATCTCCATTCCTCCCAGGAATCTCCTTGAACTTCTCATCTACTTCTGCGGTTCCTGGATCAATTGATAATGCACGTAATCCGAAATCTTTATACATGCTGTAATCTCCAATCTTTACATCAAACATCAATTTCTCCTTTCTGCTTTCGTCTGCTCCGTTCCAAGATTCTTATTTACATATGGGGTTATTCGTTTCCCGACTTTCTTTCCGTCCAGCTCTACAGTCGTATGAATCTCTGCATTCACTTCAACAGGCTTATTATCCTGTACAATTACAACTTGCTTATTTCTACCCTGCCCGTTATAGTCTGGCGTATCTGGATATTCTACAGACTCAACCTTCTTTCTCATAGCATCTAAAGAAACATCAATGTCCTTTTCCATCTGTGCTGTTGCCTGCGGCATATATTTTTCAAATGCCGCTGCCAATCCAAGAGGAAGATATTTACCAATCTTATCTCTCATTATTCTTGAAGGAGATTTGATTTTTAATTTCTTCTTCATACTCTTGATTAGCTGGCTACACATCTCATTTACGGCCTTTGTCATTCCTTTGGTTTGTGATTTCATCCCAGAGATAAAACCTTTCATAGAATTTTGGCCGATTTGATTTAATTGTGTTTTTAATCCATCCAATTTCTTGGATAAGACCGCTTCATATTCTTTTCCAAGATTATCAATATCATCTTTAAAGAAAGCTTTTCCAAAACTATCAGAACCATTGTAAATTTCATTCCATTTACTTATGTACTGTTTAAAATCTTTTGTACTTAAAGATTGCAGATACTCCATGTAATCGTTAGCATTTGCAACATCCATCCCTAGAATCTGCTCCATCAATGATACAGGGATTTTATTCTTTAATGCCTTGATTCTGTTCTGGTAATTTTTGATTGCTTCTAAATTTCCATCGAGGTCATACAGAGAGCCTGTACTTCTCAGTTTAGAAATCATATTGCTACGCTTCTGGATTAAATCATCGTATTTTTCCTGATACTTCTTAGATAGTTCTTCAATATCTTTCTCTGCTTGTGATACGATTTTCTTTTCCTGCTGCTTTAGCGCATTGCCATAAACGGTAATCATAGATTTTCCTAAACTGGAATAAGTATCTGTGACCGCTTTTTTCTTCTTTTTAACCTCAGCAAGCTGTTTTTCTAAAGATTTTGTACTCTTCTTATCTTTTTTAGCTTTCTTAATCTGCTTATTTAAGCTCTTAATCTTTTTGTCGTACTTATCTGTCTCTTTATTCTTCCCAGACTTAATCTGCTTATTTATCAGATTCTTTCCTGCTGTCGTTGCCTTAGAAACTTGTGAATCAATTGCAGTAGATAAACCATCTTTAAAAGTCTTGCCTACTGTTTCAAAATTTCCTTTTTTGCTAGCGTTTTTCGCAGAAGAAACAGCAGTATCACAGAGCTTTTTCATTGTCTTTTTGAGATTCTTCTGCTCTGCATTAACCCCAGCAATGATACCGGTTACGATGTGCTTACCTACTTGTTTTTTAAAAACTCTCGAAGGCGATTTAATCCCTAATGCTTTCTTGGCAGCACCTAAAGCGCTTTTTGCAAGTCCTTGCATTTTACTTATCAAGGAGCCTGCCATTGCTCCAATGCCACCAATAATACCTCTTACAATGTTTGTGCCAACACTTCCCCAACTGATTCCCTTGAACGCATTGACCGCTTTCATTGCAATACTTTTTGCAGCACTTCCCATCCTTCCGGCCAGACTAAGCAAGCCCGAAATAAGCTTTGAAATAACAGTTTTACCTAAACTCAGCCAATTCACACTTGAAATTGTTGTAAAAATCTTCTGTGCAATTGACCTTGCTACGCTTCCGGCATTGCCGCCCATTCCTCTGATTCCAGAAACTAATTTTCTAATCAGAATCTTTCCAAGATTTAACCAGTCTGTTTTTACAAACTGATTCCAAATGAATGTACAGATATTTTTTGCCGCTCCAACTGCATTTGTGGCTGAACTCTTTAGTCCACTTACTAAACTCTCTATAATACTCTTTCCTGCGCTGAGCAGGTTAATATGCATAAACACGTTATAAATAGCAAGAACAATCTGTGGCAATGCTGCAATTAACTGAGGTATAGCCTGTACAATTCCGATAATCAAATTGGCAATAATTTTTACTCCGGCCGCAATTAACTGCAATAATCCTGTATCAATCGCCGCACAGAATGAATTAATAATCTGTGGCACATACTCAATCAACTGTGGTATTGAGTTAATCAGTCCCTGGGCAATTGATGTGATTATCTGAATGCCTACGGTAATTAACTGCGGGAGTGCGGAGATGAATCCAAGTGCAAGTTGTCCAAGAATTTCTGCCGCTTTAGGTATCAGTTCTGGAGCGGCTTGTGATATTGCATTTCCTATCTGGGTAATAATCTGCAAGCCATAAGTAATTAACTGCGGCAATGCCTGCACAATTCCGGTGCTAATCGCATTTATCGCCAGACCTGCCACTACAATCAACTGGGGCAATGCAGATGTTAGTCCGGTAGCTAGTTGCCCAATGACTTCTACTGCCTCAGGAATTAATGTTGGGGCTGCCTGGGTGATAGATGTTCCTATTTCGGTAACAATCTGCATTCCACAGCCTACAATTTGCGGCAATGCTTCAACAAGACCAGAACTAATAGAACGTACCGCTTGTCCTGCCGACTCAATCAACCGCGGGGTTGCTGAGCTTATCGAACTTATTAAGGCCAAGATAATTTGACCACCTACAGATAAAAAGTCAGGAACTCCTTGCGTTATGCCAAGAAGTATATTGGTAGCTATTTCAGCTCCCATCTGAGTTCCTTGCTCTACCTGCCCTTGCATATCATCCCATAAATCGCTAAATAGTTCAGGAATTGTTGATGCTAAACGAGGGATAATTTCCCCTAAGTTTTTACCGATATTCTCCATCATAACCGTAATAGAGTCCGCAAGTTCTTCTGCGGTTCCAGAACCATTCAGAAAATTATCGTATGCAGCCTTAGCGCTATTCATTGAGCCTTCGATTGTTGTGGCTGCTTCCTTAGATGTCGTTCCTGTAATACCTAACTCTTTTTGAATGACATGAATTGCATTGTATACGTCCGCGAGATTACTAATATCGTATTTAACACCTGAAAGCTTAGACGCATCTGCAAGCAATCTTTCCATTTCCGATTTTGTGCCGCCATATCCAAGCTTTAAATTATCCAGCATTGTATAATTCTGTTTTGCGAATCCCTGATATGCATTCTGGATATCTACCATATTGGTCCCCATCTTATTCGCATTATCAGACATATCAATCATAGCCATATCGGCTACTTTTGCTGCTTTGCTCGTATCTTTTGCGCAACTCTGTAATAACGATGCTGAAAAGCTAGTTACATTCTGCATATATTCATTTGCAGACATTCCAGCCGTTTTATAAGCCTTATTTGCATTATCAATTACAGTCTTGGAACTTTTCTTGAATAATGTCTCTACCCCGCCAACATTTTGTTCCAGCTTGGAAACAGAATCTAAAGATTGTTTTGTCATCGCTCCCAATGCTGCACTCACACCAACAACCGCTCCAGCAGTTATTGCAAGTCCTTTTTTAGCAGCACCACTAATCTTAGAAATACCAGAATTAAATCCATCCGCATCAATCTTCGTATCAAATTTTAAAGAGCCATCGTAACCCATACACATTCTCCTTTCGAATATGCACGGCTCAATGGCTCACTAATGCACTATCATTTATTCTTTATTTTTATTTCTACCTCGCTTCCGCACTTTTTACACTTCAAAAAAACACCACTACTTCGAGCCGTGTTATCATAAATCAGCAAATGTGCTCCACAGTGCGGGCATGAGTACCATTTTCTCTCAAATGGAATTGCTTTTATATTCATATCAAAACATCATATTTCCAAAAGCATCTCCAATCTCTTCACTGGTTACAACCCGGTCAACAATCGCAATCTGCTTCTGGATTTTTCTAATCCTTTCTCTTTCTTCCTTATCTTTGATTTTACTTAAATCAATGCTTCTATAGCCCATCCGTTTCTTTAATTCACAATCTTCATTCATGCCGTCTATGAGCATCTGAAACTTCCACCAGTGCATATAAGGCACTTCTGTTAAGTCGATGCCATAGCATTCTAAAAAACCAGCTATGATATATGGCGCATCTTGATTGTATGATATTACAGGCGTATTATGCTGCTCCTCACTCTCCTGATCGTTTTCTTCCTCTCGATTGCTTCTCGTTTCCCGACCTCTATAATTCGTTACAAAGTCGGATAGTGCTTGCAAACATTCTGAAAATTCTCCGGCCGGTTCATCAAGAAACCATGACATAATGAGCTCTGCTTTCTCAATTGTATTGACTTCATCATCTTTTAAAAGATCTATAAGCTTTATATATTCCCGGAAGTCCGTTACAATCCGAACTCTTTTGTCATTTACGACTACATAATCCGGAAACGGTTCGTACAAAGGATTCATCGTTTACCGCCGTTATAGGATTTGAAATTCTTCTTTTTTCCTCTTCTCTGCTCTCTATTTGGTGCATACTTATTAGATATCTCAAAACGTCTTGCATTTGCTTTTTTAACTGCTGTCTGCATAAAGTTAAGGAAATTATCATAGACTTCATCACAAATTCTGGTGTTTTTCTTACCACCAAAGATTTTCTCTCCCGTTCCGTCTCCAAATACTCTGTCATAGAATTTGTAGTGAACATTGCAGTATCCTCTAATAAAATCAGGCATACTTCCTACTTTATCAAGACTATTTGCATCTGCATCCATCTGCTCAAAGGACTTCATTACTTTTTCAAAGATATCTGCATCTTCAAGATCCAATTCTAATTCAAGTCCATTAATCTTCCAAATTCTTTCATTGTCATTCTGGCTCATGGCTCAATCTCCTTTTTAATTTCATCTTCTACTTCCGCTGCCTGCACATCGACAGCCACATTAGGGTGTAACTGTCTCACTGAATGTACAAGTTTTACCGTCAGGAGATACTTTCGCATATCCCTTTACGATATCTGTTTTTACAGAAAAACTCCCTGAATACTGCAATGCATCTGTTCCATCTCCAGAAGAATCTGGCAGGATGGAATAGGTTCTCTTTCGTGCTACATACTCATCATCTTTCTTAGATTCTCCCTTGTCAAAGAAATCCACTACAACAATATCTCGTGTCTCTCCAGTAAGTTCATCGTCCTGGACCTTTGCGAGATCCGCCAGTACTGGATCATCAGAATGATGATCAAATCCATATTCCAAAGTTGTTCCGTATCCCGTTACGTCGCTGTCCTGGCTATCTTTATCAACATACTGACGCTCATATGTGATTGGGTTCTTTCCTTCCGTCAAGGATGTGAAATGCTCCATTCTGTTGTATGTAGAGGTTTCTTCACTACCAGAAACTGGAACGCCATAAAACGCAACTCTCTGGCTACGTCTAACTAATTTTGCTTTTGTCATGTTTATACCTCCTGTGTATAAAGAAGGCGGCATTCTATACGATACTGGGCATACTCGCCTTGTGCATCATATAGATAGCCGCTGTTTAATGTTTCTAATTCATATGGATGTTGTTTTTCATTTGGGAGATTTGGCATTTCTCCTTTTTCTGTCTGCTGTTCCATCCATTCTTCAAACGCTTGGTAAAATCCGCTGTTTTCGATATTGATTCTGGCATCTTCGTCATATTGCTCCTTGCTCGTAAAGGCAAACTGAAACTGTTTTTTCTTGCCACCATCAACATATTTCTGTAACACTGGGTCACAAGGAAGCGGGTCAAGAGAATAACTCATACTTTCTGACAAATGGTCTACATTCACCCTGTAATCATCAAGAAATGGGCAAGTCAGAATAAATGAACGGATAGCATCAATAATATTAACCTCCTGCATATTGCTGTGCTCCTTTCAAGATACTATCTTTATGCCTGTTTTTCATTCGCTCGAACCAACGCGACTTTTCTTTATGTTCATAGTACTGTCTACGAGCATAGGGTGTGATCTGATTAATCTCTCCGGAACCAATTACTGTTCCGAGGGTTGCTGACTTAATCAGCACCCCTGTTAATCGTGGCGTTTCTGGATTCATCCTTCTGATACATTCAGAATCAATAAATCCCTGTGCCTTACTAAAACCTGCTTCTCTTCGCCCAGAAAATCCTTGATTCCATTCCATTTTAGCTGTTACAGTCCCATTTGCAGTTTTTACCGTATAAATACTTCCCCGCGGAGTCTGAATTACAAAGTTTCTCTTTGCCGTCACTATACACCACCTACTTTTATGTGCTGGTTAGAGCCAAATATATTGTAATTTGCCGATGTAACTTTGCAATATTTCATGCCTTTTAAATCTTTGACCGATGTCACATCAATACCACACTCACCTTTTACGAGATAATCATCTTTTTTAATAACAATTGATGTATCTGGAATCCTAATCACGAAAACATCTGCGCTTTTCAATCCTTCTGTAGTAATCACAGAAGCTTCTGATTCATGCCACCAGACTTTATCAATAAATGTCTTTTTCCAGACATCCATTCTTTTCTCATTGTCATATTGCCGGCTATATAATGTCGCAGATGCATTTGTGATCATCCTGAACACCCCCTGCTTAATAACCCAGTGAGGACAAGATGCGGATATGCTGCAGCATACTGTTTCTTGCGAAGAATCACTTCTTTGATTTCTCCGTCTGTCTGCTCTGTTACATAGGTCACGCTATAACCATCTGTATTTTCAGATTTCTTTTCCCCTTCCGTAGAGCTTTCAGCTTTATAAATAACTTCCGCAACTGCACAGGCTGCAGCTTTCACTTCCTCTGGAATATTGTTTTCATCCACTCTTGAAAAAGTAATTGCCTTAATATATGTGCTTGCTCTTGTGATCACACGCTGGAACTGCTCGTTTGGGATAATATTACCGCCGTACTCTGTCATGTAAAATGCAAGGTCTGCATATCTTACCATAAAGTCACCGCCTATTCTCCTGCTTTTAATACAGCAAATGGACATCTCTTTGTTTTATCTGTTTTTAATGAGTTGATTGGGTTTGGAATCTCCCATCCAAGACGCATTACAGCACGAAGAGCAACCATATCATTCTGCATCAAGTTGTACGCAATCGTTCCGTCCGTATTCTGGACAACGCCCTCGGTAAATAACTTAAATGTAATATCTTGACGGATTGCATAAACAAGCTGACTGAAATCTCCGGAAATCATAAGGGCCTTTGATTTGTCAAACGCTCCATTGTTCGGGAAGTTCATTGGAGAACCATCTAAAGCATAATTGGTACTTCCCTGCATATCGCTCTTGAAGATTGGATTTCCGTTTGTATCTTTAAGGCCTCTTAATTTTGCACGCATAGAAATATCTGCCATATGTCCGTTTACAAAATAGCCGCAGTCTTCCACTTTCGCGATAACCCCATCTTCTGACATGATCTTGTCATACAAATCATCACCGGTGCCGTATGTTACTACGGTTCCTGCCTTTGTTGCAGTTGCAACTACTCCATCTCTCCATGTAGATGGCTTTTCTGTTCCAAACAGTACGGCTCCATCAATAACCTTTCCGAAAGCTTCCGTTACTCTTGGCTTTACCTCGGCCCAAATATCATATTCTGAATCATCAAGTACAGATTCTGGGATTGGAACAATAACCGCAATCTCTTCTGCTACAATAAACTTCTTATCCCATGCCTGCTTAGTTGTCTTTTTCTGGCCAGTATCACCATTTACAAAATAAGCGATTGGTAACATATCAAGAACCGGAACTTTATACTGCTTGCTTGTCATGTTGGCAAGCTTTCTTCCTCTTGACAGCACCGCTGACTGTGTGATTGTTCCCTGGATAATCTCATTTGCTTCCTGTACCGGAATCAGGGAATCCGCACCGCTACGGTCAATGATCGTCGCATCGCCCTCAAAAATTCTTAAGTTCATTCTTTCTCTTTTCAATTCATTCATCTCCTATCTTCTTGCCGCTGCACGAATCGCATCATTAATGGATGCATTTACATTTCCTCCAGATCCGTTAGAGTCGCTTCCTGTAGATGTAGATACTCTATAAGAAGAACCTCCCACAAATCTCGGATTCTCTTTTAAATACTTTTCCGCAGCCTTTTCAAATGTTGTTTTATCATCTACAAGCTTCGATACCTTAAACATGACATAATCAACATCTTCCGCTTTTACACCTTTCCCTGAAAGGAACTTCTCCTGCTTCATCTGCTGGGCTTCTTTAAGTGCCGCATCACGTTCCTGTTGCATCTGCTCAATATTCGGCTGGTTCTTTTTCTGCTGGGCTTTATAATCAGTAATTGCCTGGTTCACCTGTTCTTCTGACATACCCTGCTGCTGAAAGTATGATTTTAATGCAGAACGCTCTGCCCTCTCTGCTCTTGCGTTAGCAATTTCCTCTGCCTGCGCGTAACTGTAAGTCGGCTGTCCACCGCTCCCAGCATTATTCTGATTATTGTTATCTCCTCCAGCACTTCCTCCCGGTTCTCCGGCACCAGCACCACCGCTATTTTCAAAAATTCTTAAGTTCATTCTGTTCTTTTTCATGATAAATACCTCCATACATGAGTGTTATTCCAGAGCTTTTTTCGTCATCATGTTTTGGACATAATAAAAGCACCCTTCCAGATGTTTAGATGAATCGTATGCAATTATATTCCTGGTTAATATCTGTCATTGCAAGGAACCAGGAATCAATTAATAGCTTTCCTTTCTCGGACAACTCTTTCCACTCAATTAATGCGGATCCGCTGCCTAAGTCTGTTGTTATCTTATCTTCTGTCAAATCCTGCAATGAATTAATCAAACTGTTTGTCAATGCCGAAACAGCCGTACACGCTCGGTCAATTCCGTCTTTACCCTTTCTTCCAGCGTGTCCCTTTAGTTCTACCTTGTTCTTTCGAACGCTTACTTCAATCAAAATAACCCTCTCCTTTCTCAAAATAAGTATAAAAATAACACGCATTTCTGCGTGCTGTAATCTTATTCACTATATTTGCACATCTGGCATTTTTCTCTTGCTGCCTCGATATCTTTTACTTGTGACAATTCTTCTACTGAGGATACCTTAAAAAATCTATGCAGGCACATCATAGAATCATAACACAAATCTGGATGAACGACCTTGCCGTAAACAGGGCAATAATGTTCCTTATCATAATTAATCTCATTATCTGACATATTTCTTAATCACCTCCAAGATTCTTTCTGTGTTACTATCAAAATCTTCTTTTTTCCATGCCGTTTTATAAATCCAACCTTCATCAGTCTTTGTGATAACACACACACCGTCTTTACTATAAAAAGCTTGCCTCTTGCCGCCCCATTGGTTCAACATTATATCCGCATTTTTCATATAGCTTCTGATTTCATCATCTGTTATTTTTCTTTTTAACATCCTCTGCATGATATGATACGGCTCATGTTTTCCTTCTGGCAAGATGAAAGCTTGCTTGCATACCGGCGGTAATACAATCCCTTTTGCTAGTTTCTCTTTTTTCAAAGTATCGTAAACATCATAATATTTCTTACTGCTGTTAGGATACTTCGTCAGATATTCTTTCAACCCTTCTAAGTATTTCCACTTTTCGCTATTATTATATTTTATTTGTCCAAATTCTGCAAGGGAGCCTGCTGCGTCTCCTATCGCATTTTTATATCTTCTGTACTGTGCAATATCTCTTCCAGCATTTTGAATCATCTCTGGTGGAAATTGTTTCACAGCTTTAAGACTTCGCGGAGCTACTCTCCCTCTCATATCAAGATAGATACGCTCTCGCTGCTGTTTTAACCCCATCCGTTTACTAAATCTTGCATACTCACTTAATTGAGCCTGATATTTTGCTTTATGCAGCATAACTTCATCTTTATCCGCTCCGCCGCTCTCCATCAGTTTTACTTTCTGCCGCTGCGCTCTCATGGCTGTTTCCATTTTTCTCTGTTTTTGTCTTGCTTCATAAGCCGTATACGCCTTTCCATCAAAGCTTTGGGGAGTATTGTCCTTCTTGTTCTGCTCATCCAGCCATTCATCTGTATAATTTCTTACCGAAATGCCTGGAAAGAAAGGGTAATACATATGATAACAGTTTGCTCCAAGAAGTCCCGTTACTGTCCCTAAACCACAAACAGAAACAAGCTGCTGCTTCGAATATACTCTGCCCTGCCACACTGCATGGGTTGGTCTTGCTCCTGCGTGCCAGTCTACTTCAAAGTATTCTGTTCCAAGCTGCTGTGCATGGTATTCATTAATCTTCCCACAAACCTGTGCTACTCCTGTCAAAACTGCTCTTCTGGCAGCCACATCAACCCTGTTGGTCCATCCAGAAGGATAGTCAATTGTCCTCATACCACTGTTTGTTAGTTGTGTAACCGTCCTTCTTAAAACGCTGCCATAATCAAATGCCCCAGAAACAATATCATAACAGGCATTATCTAAATAACCGATATAAATCTGTGATAATGGAGTAACAACCATCTTTCCATTATAGTTTAAATAAAAGCCAAGCGAATTTGTTATGTTTTCTAAGTCTTCCTGGCTTTGCCTGATGATTGCTTCTACTTGCTGCTGCATCTGCTCATTCTCTTCGTAAGGGATAAATTGTGCATTAACCTGCTCGTATATGTCTTTATTCCGGACATATACCCAGTCAATGACCTTATCATACAGCTCAAACATTTCTGGGTAAGAAGCATTCAGTGTGTCCTTTATCGCTTTTTCAATGTCTTCCGAAGAATACCCAAGAATCTTTAACCTGTTTATCTGCCAGTCGGCTGTGCTGGTGATTTCTCCTGTTTTTCTTATTCTTCTTACGATATCTTTCATGATGCGTTCTTCCAAATCAGTAAAGCGTGCTGCTATTTTATCAGCTATCTTGTTTTTATATTCATCTCTCATCTTACTCCATCACCTGATTTTGCTCCGGAAGATTCTTTCTTGCCTGTTCCACAGTTTCACCGTACCATTTCGCCCGGTATTCTTCTATCGCCATTGCTCCTATGGCTACATCTTGCATATCCTGCTTTCTCTCCGTCTCTTTATCCTCAATGATAGAATCATCAAATTCTATCGTGATATCTGTATCCTCGTTAAGCGGCTCTTTTAAGACAATCCCTAATCGGATAATAATCTTAATCAACCGCTTCAAGGCATCTTCCAGGATAATCTCATGTTTTTTAATCATCCGATACATATCAGAGTTCTCTGAAATGATTTCTGTTGCTGTCTTCACTCCAGAAGATTCAAAGCGATACCTGTTCGTACCAAAGCCGCACTTTAATGATAAGTAATTCAAGTCGTCATTAATTGCTGCACTGTGCGCTTCTGTCCGAATCTGCATATCAATATCTTTGATAAGACCCTCTTTCCCCCTGTCGTAATCTTCTGGCAGGTTATAAAAGATTCCTTCTTCTGGGTCGAAGGCAAGGGTTCCATCCACATTATGCAGCAGTTCCGGTGCAACAAAGATTCTCTTCCGGCCAAGTAGGAACTCATTGCAATAAGAATCAAATTCTATGTCTAACTTCTTTAAGATATCTATCGCATTCGCAAAGATAGCGATTCCCATCGGGTTACTCTCATCTGCATTATTTGTTATATTCAAACGGTCAATAACAAACTGTGGCTTATCGCTGCCTGTGTGTACCTGCCTTGCCATATTTGCAAAAGGTTTTAATTTTCTCCATTCTTCCTCTGGAAGTTCCGCTCCTTCCTGACTTCCACTCACGCATTGAAGCACAGTGTTTTCAATCACATATTCTTCGCCTTGAATCAGATGTGATTGTACCTGCACATATTTCTTTCTGTTTACTGTGTGTGGAAATAAAAAGATGCACTCTGTAACCTCCCCATTGTTCCAACTGACAGGGTAGATATTTGGTGCATCCACATAATTCATTTTAATATTACCTGAAAGAATTTCTCCATCTTCCGTTATTTCCATGTTATCCAGATACGGAATGTATGCCACTGTACCGGAATAAGCTTTCCGCTCCTGGTAGTCGTTACCTTGAACTAAAAAATGATTCTTATCTAAAATCTTATGTACAAATTCATTTGTTCGCTCATTATCAAGAGTAATCGTTACTCTCTCATTTAAAAGCAGATCCGCAATATCTTCCGAAAGCTTCTTTGCCATGCCAAGGCTCTTACGGTCGCATCTTTTATAAGTACCTCGTCCTGTATAGACTTTGTAAAAGGAAAAATTTCGTACCTTGCCGTTATACCAGCTTGTCCATTCCTTGATTTTCCGATAGAAGGACGCATCTACAGTATCTATTCCTTTTTTCTTAAAATAACTAAATATGTTCAATTTTCTGCACCTCCTCCGCTTCTTCTATCGGAAGCCAATATTTTATCCTATCCCACGCACCCATAACGGCATAGCGTATTGCATCCATCGCGTGATCTTTTTCTTTTATCGGTACTTCTTTTCCTTTTTCTATGGATTTCTTATCATATTCATACGTACCAAACTCTTCGATTGCTTTCTCCTGATGAGGAGATATACTCATTATTTCAAAAACTAATGCTTTTTGTACACGACTAATCCCCAATGCCACCTCGTTCTCTGCATCTCTCATAAATACAGTATAATCTAAGTTTCTCGTGGCTCTCCTTATCTCTTCCGCTAACCCTTTTGCAGACGGGTCAAGAAAGATATAAAATACTCGGTTCTCATACTGTTTATGAAGCTCATCCATGAAATCCACCAGATCAGCTGCATATTCCGAGGGGCTTTTCTGCTTGCCGCTTTCTCGGCCACTATAATAATACTCTGCTAACCCCGGAAACTTCTTTCTATATGTATCCAACCCAAAAGCCTGAAATGTTGTTGCATTCTGTTGTCCATAGTCACCACCAATGTAAATACGGTCATATCTCCTATCAGCTTCTGCCTTCTGCCTGTGTCTATCGCTAAACATATAATAGATAAGTTCATCGACACCAACTGCTTCGCCTAGCCATGTCCAACGATACATCTTAATATCTGTTTGCTTCATGATTTCTGCAGAATCAATCAAATCCTGCCCCAGCCAATCCACCGGCACATCTCTGTAATCTGTATGTACATGAATGCAGTCTGGCCGCTTCTCCATTTCCTTACACCAAAGGTTTACCGGTGCATTTGGGTTCTTAGGTGGGTTATATAAATAAATCATCTGGAAGCCGGCTTTATTTCCTCTTACGAATGTCGCTTCTATATTTGCAAGTTCATCCGCTCCATCTCCATCGTCAAAAAACTCTGTCAGCTCATCCAGGACAACCAACTTAATTGGCTTTTCTTCATCAATGATACCTTTTGTATCATCTATGCCATCTGATCCAGAAAAGTATATTGTTGTTTTATACTTTTTGTAGGTAATCTCCATTGGGCTTTTCGTAATATGAAAGCGGTTCTTAGGAATCTGTAAGCGGTTAAGCCCTCGGAGCATTTCTTTGTAAACTGTCTTTCGCAGCTTATTATGATGTTTACGAAGAACAACTACGGAACTATGGGGATTCGCAACAATTTGATAATCTGTCTTAATTGCTGCGAAGCTTGACTTTGTTCCAGCACGCCCAGAAGTGAGAATAATATGCTTATGTTTCTTGTCGTTGAATATCGGAAGATACTTCGGTATCACTATGTCCGATATTCTGACTTGCCTTTTCGTCTGCGTCATTTATAATCTCAACTCCATCCTCCAAATTGTCTGTTGGTTCGGTAGATAACCGCTCCGTCTTCGCCCTGATCTGCTCGATCCTAGCTTTCTGCTCCTCTGTTGCAAGTTCATAATTACTATGCAACAGTTCATCATATTGCTTTATCAAGGACCTTAATTCTCCTTGTGCCCTTGCCTGTGCTTTTAAAAATGTTGCCTGTTTATCCCATGCCTGTTGTACCTCCCATTTTTCACCTATAACATTTCCCTCTTTTTCCTCTATCTTTTCAATCGTCTTATCCTCATGGTCTTTTACATACATGATCTGCTGCGCTCTTACGATGGCTGCATAAGCAATCTGTATATTCTCCCAGAGAATATCAAGAGGATTTTTCTTCTCGATGTCCTGGATAATAGAAAAGGTCTCTTCCGGAAGATACTTCGAGAAGAAACCATGCTTTTCTGCATTTTTATTACTAGGCTGACCGCCTTTCTTTTTATCCGAACGTTCGCTATTTTTATCCGAACGTTCGTTATCCCATTTATAAGTACTTTTCCATCGTCTAACTGTTCCTTCCGGAAGACTTAGTTGACTTGCAATCTCAACTAATTTCAGTCCTTTCAGGTATAGTTCTTTTGCCTGAATTATTCTTTCGTCCGGCTTTCTCGGCATCATCACCACCTCTTTATTCGTTTTGGAAATATCCCCTCCAGGAATCGAACCTGGGACATTTGTGCTCTACCACTGAGCTAAGGGGATAAGAAAAGCACCCCGAAGGGTGCTATCAAATACTTATTCTAATATATTATGTATCAAGTCAAACATTCTACTTAATACAATAAATAAGTTCAATATTAAAGTCACAGAGAAATAATAAATAATATAGCTATCTAACTCTCCATATTTTTTTGAAAATATAGTCATAAAACAAAAAAGAAGTATAAAAATACTATTCATTATCTCATACATTAATAAATAAAACGTTTCATTAATTAATGCTTTTATATGCTTACTTTTAGTTGCATCTATATCTTCTTTGCATTTGTATTTTTCTCTTAAATCTATGATAACCTGTATCAATGTAAAAAACATTGCCGTTAAAATAGAAATTATAATTGTTATAATATTAATAGTAGAATCATCTATTTTATTTTCCCTAACTGC